TTAGAAGAGTTTATACAAAAATCAAAAGGTAAAGTTGGCTTTCATAATTCTGTTAGATCTGCTGAAAAAGGTAGAGCATTAGGATTAGGTGTGCTAGGCTGGCATACATATTTACAAGAAAAAGGTTTACCATTTGAAGGATTATTATCACAATATGAAACAAGAAAAATATTTTCACAAATTAAAATCGAGTCGGAACGAGCTTCACGAGCTTTGGCTGAAGTTTTTGGAGAACCTCTTTGGTGTGTCGGTACTGGTTTACGTAATACCCATTTACGCGCTATTGCTCCTACTGTCTCTAACTCTAAGCTTAGTGGAAACGTCAGCCCAGGTATTGAGCCGTGGGCGGCTAATGTTTTCACTGAACAATCAGCAAAAGGTACCTTCATTAGGAAAAACCCAACGCTCAAAAAAATCTTAAGAAAACATAAGATAGATAACGAAAGAATATGGTTAAAAATATTAAAAGACGGTGGATCTATACAAGGCTTAAAACAATTAGATAGTATTACACACGGACCTCATGATATACCTGTTAAAGAAATATTTAAAACCTTTAAAGAAATTAATCAATTAGAATTAGTTAATCAAGCTGGTATACGTCAACAGTATATTGACCAAAGTGTCAGCTTAAACCTAGCATTTCCAGCAATAGCAACACCAAAATGGCTTAATAAAGTACATATGGAAGCATGGAAAAAAGGTATTAAAACATTATATTATATGAGAACCGAATCCGTACTTAGAGGTGATATTGCCGAGCAAGCTATGGATGAAAATTGTTTAGCATGCGATGGATAGAATAACATTAGAACAAATATTAGAGCCAGTTGGCGTAGCAAACTTTTTTAAAAATTATTGGGGTAAAAAACATTTAGTCATAAGAAGAAATAAATTTAAAAATTTATTTACTTGGGATGATTTTAATAGTTATTTAAATAGATACCCTTATGTAAAAAGTTTACAAATTATTGATTATACTAAAGAAGGAGATGGTAGATGGTGTTTAGATAAAGTTATGTCAGGTAAACTTAAATTACCTAAACTTACTAAACAAGAAATGTATGATCAATGGAATAGGAAAGACAAAACATTTGTCATACCTTTTGTAGAATACGAAAAGAAAAGCTTAGTTGAAATATGTTTTGAATTTGAAAAATATTTTGGTCATGGTCAGGCAAATATATATGCTTCACCTAAAGCTAATTCAAAATCATTTCCTGCTCATGCAGATGGTACTGAAAACTTTTTATTTCATACAGAAGGAAAAACTAAATGGACTATATATAAAGAATTTGCACCAAGCAAAGCAAATGAAATAGCCGAAGAGTTTATTTTAGAACCTGGCGATTTATTATATATACCACAATATCAATATCATAAGGTTGATACTATAGGGCCAAGAATATTAATTAGTATACATTTTAAAAATAAAGTTAATCAAACATTAGAAAAATTTAAAATAACAGCTAATAATAAAAATTCAAGACATAAATGGATTAATTGGCAACCTAAACAAAATAATATGAAACAAAAACCAGTTCAAAGACTTATGAATAAATCCAACTGGTCAAAACCTTTTTTTAATAAATTATGAAAAATTTAATAATATATTTAATATTAATATTATTTACAAATAATATAGAAAATAAAGTAGTAAATGATATTTGCCCACCTGAAATACACTGGAAAGATTGTCCAGATCCTATGAAAGTAAAACCATATTTAGTTGTTTTAGAAGCTGAAAACGGAGCTCGTTTTTATGTTCCTAATAATATTGTTAATGTTAATGAAGAACAATTTAAAAGATGGTATTACAGTGAAACTATAGAAATAAGACCTTATTATGAAGAGTGGTAAAATTTGGGGTAAAACTGAAATGGTACACAAAAATGGTGTACTAGAGTTTCACAGAATAGAATTTAATAAAGGCTTTAAATGTTCAGAACACGAACATAAATTTAAATGGAACGGATTTTTTGTTGAATCTGGTAAAATGCTCGTAAGAGTATGGCAAGATGATCAAGGTCTTGTTGATGAAACAATATTAGAAGCAGGAGATTTTACTATGGTTAAACCTGGTAAGTTTCATCAATTTGAAGGATTAGAAAATGGTGTTGCGTTTGAATTATACTGGGCTGAGTTTAACCACGATGATATTAATAGAAGAACTTCAGGAACAAAATCATGAAAATATTTATAGGACACGATACTAAATATCCACAAGCAACAGATGTATGTTATAAATCCATAAGAGATAACGGATTCGATGGAGATATAAATTGCTTAATTAAAAAATCATTAATAGCACATGATATATATGGCAGAGAAGATGTAAAAGGAGAATCAACAGAATTTTCTTTTACTAGATTTTATGTGCCATTATTGTGTGGTTATAAAGGAATAGCTATGTTTTGCGATAATGATTTTTTATGGAAATGCAACCCATTAGAACTATTAGATTATTTAGGTGATAATGATGTAGCTGTTGTTAAACATCCTACATATGAAGCAACAGGTAATAAAATGGATGGTATTAAAAATAAAACATATCCTAGAAAAAATTGGTCAAGCTTAATGATATTCAATTGTAATAAATTAGAACACTTAGATAAATCTTATTTAGATAAAGCATCACCTTCATTACTTCATGAATTAAGATGGGCTTACTCAATAGGTGAAATACCTATGGAATATAATTGTTTAGTTGGCCACTATAAATGTGATAATGCAAAAGCTTTACATTATACAAATGGTGGGCCATGGTTTGATAAATATAAAAATTCAGAATTATCAGAAGAATGGTGGAAAGTATACAACAGTTTGTAAAAGATAAACGTATAATATTTGTTGGTAACTCTGTAGAGATTATGAATCATAAACTCGCAGAGTTTATTGACAAATATGATATTGTAGTAAGGTTTGGAAGAGCTATTGAAGCTAATGATTTGCAAGAAGAATCTATAGGTACTAAATGTGATATATGGATTACTGGACAATTCAGAGCGCCATCATTTAATAATGTTAAAGAAGAATTTGAAACAGGTAAATTTAAAAACACAAAAATATTAGTTAATAGAAGTCGCGGTAACTTAAAATTAAAAGATTGGATTTTAGAAGATAGATTACCAAAAGACTTTCCTGAATATACAGAAATGTATTCAGATGAAGAGTTAATTGATATAATGAAAGAGTTTGATAAAGATTTATTAGACACAAATGAGTATAGGCCTAGTGCAGGATTTATAAGTTTATTGTGGTTTATTGATAAAGTAAAAACATATAAAAGTATTGATCTTATAGGTTTTGACTTTTTTGCTAAAACAATAAATAAACGACCCAGAGATAAAAGAGGTAAAGTTAGTAATTGTAATCCACATAGTTGGCATTTACCAGTATATGTATTAAATAGACCAGCTCATGATAAAATTATGGAACAACAATATGTTAGCTCTCTTCAAAAAAGAGGTATTATAAATTGGCATATGTTAAGTGATTTAACTACGGGAGAAGTACCGTATACCGGGTGGATGCAAGGCTTGAAGATAGTTAAGACTGCACCTAAATATTCTAAGATATCAAAAATTTTGCCACGATCTCAGCAATAATTTCAACACATAATAATAATAAAATTGGCAGGATATATTCCCACCAATCATACTTACCGTTATTATTTAAATCAAAAAATTTCATTTCCTCGGCTCTTTAATAGTTGCCGAATTGGAAGATCTATCTGTACTTGGGACAGATTTAGGATCAGGTGTTTGGC